CGGCCGTGACCTCAACGTCGACGTCGGCCTCCGGCGTGAAACCCTCATCGAACGAGACACTCGCGCTCGAGCCGGCGTTCCCGGCGATACCGTCGAGAGCATCAATGAACGGCTGACGCGCCTCGGTCGGGAGCGCCGAGACTTGCGCGACCCATTGCGTCCGGCTCTCCTCCGGCATCGCGAGGAGAGCGGTCCAGTCCTCGGCGCTCATCGAGAGCGTCGCGAGGTTCGCCTCGTACTGAGCGACTGCTCCGGCATGTTCCTGGACGTACGTCAGCCATCGGTTTATGTCGAGAGCGCCGTCCTCCGACGTCGCGAACGCCGTCGCGTCCTCGACCATTGAGGCATACGCCGTATCGACCGAGTCGCGTACGGCGTCGACGGCGTCGATACGGCGCTGAGCCGTCTCCTCGGCCGCGTCGGCGCGAGCCTCCTCGGCCTCCTGCTCTCGTTGCATCGCCGCGAGGCCGGAGTCCGTCGCGGTCGCCGACGCTTCGCCGATGGCTTTCCGTCTCGACACCTCGTCGTCGAGGTATCCGAGGAGTAGCCTCTGCTGCTCTGTCGTCTTGATGAGCGCCCGGTACTCATCGTGCTCGGTGGCCGTGCGCGTCTGCTGAGACGTGAGGATATCGAGTCTGCGCTGATCGGCGTCGGCCGCTTTCCGGACTGCTTTCGTGTACTTCTCGAGCCGTCCGTCCGTCAGCCGGAGGACGTCGGCGACGTCGCCTCCGGACTCGCCGACTCCCTCGAGCGCGGTCTGAAACTCCTCGAGCGCGTCGGTATCGGCCTGAAAGAACCACTCGAAACCCTTGCCTCCGGTTTCCTGTAGCGTCTCGAGCTGCTCGATGATCTGATCCGTCGAGGCGATGAACTCGGACGGATCGATGCCCTCCTCGAGCGCCTCGTGTACATCCTTGACGGCCTCCTCTCGGATCGCTTTCGCTTTCTCGGCCTCGGCTTGCGCGGCCGCGATGAACAGTCCGATGCCGATCGATGCCGCGCCGAGCGCAACGCCGAGCGGTCCTCCGATCGAGGCCGCGAGGCCTCCGAGCGTCCCTTGAACGAGGTCGGACGCCGATGCCATGTCGCCGGAGAATGACGACGCTACCTCGCCGAAGTTCTGCTTAGCCTCATCCTTGAACTCCGACGTAGCCGCGCCGGCTTTCTTGAGCGAGCCGTGAGTACCGTCGCCGATCTTGGCCGTCTTGCGCTGAGCGTCCTCGGCCGCATCGCCGATCTTGTCGAGGTCTTTGACCATCGAGCGAGCCGTGTCGTCGCCGGCGTCGCTGAGGTCTTTGACCTCGTCGACGAGGTCTTCGACGGACTCGGTCCCTTTCCTGAACGAGGCGATGAATGAGCGGACGTCGGCGACGAGGCTGATCTTGATCGCGGCCATGACCTTACCTCTTACCCTCGAGCGCGTCGTGTACGTGTTTCATCGTGATCTGTACCCATAGCGAGATGAGTCTCGGGGCGACCTCGGCGAGTGCGGGATAGACGACGTAGCCGGACTTCCTCCTCGGCGGAGCGCCGTGGACTTTGGAGTATCCCTTGTTGTCGCCGAACTCGAACGTCTTACCGAGGCCGATGGGCGTCCCTCCTCCGGAGAGGGCCTTACGCTTCTGAGTCGCCGACGTGAGCGTGAGTCCGTTGTTCGATGCCTTGACGACCGACGTCTTGACGAGCAGCCGTGACTGCTGCTCGGATGCTGGCCGACGCTGGAGTTCCTCACGCCACGCGCTAGCGCCGACGGCTCGAGTCTCTTTCCTGATCGTGGATTGAACGCTCTTGTCTACGGCTTGCATCGCGAGGAGCGTGACCTTGAGCGTCGCGGACTCCCGGACGCTGATGAATCCGGCCACGGTCCGAGCCGCTCTCAGGCGACGTCGTCGGCGGGAGGCGCGTCGAGGACTCCCGGAACACCGGCCGTGTACGTCGGGACCGGCCGACCAACGATGCCGAGCGTGACGCTCGCCGTCGCGACCGAGTCCACGTCGCCTCCGACCGAGCCGGGAGCGACGGCGACTGTTCCGGTCCACGCCGTCGAGCCGAGCGTGAGGTCGGTCGCCGTGTCGTCGGGATTGAGCGTGAACGGGACAGTCTCGCCCTGATGATCCCAGAGCCACTTGCTGAGCGACTCGGCCGAACTCCAATCCTGCGCGTACGTGAGTTCGAGCGCGAACGTCGTCGCCTGGGGGAACGTGAATACGGCGGGCGGCTTGAGGCCCTTGAAATCGGTTGTCCCGGAGGAGTTCGTGATCGATGCGGTCGAGACTGCGGCCGCGAAATCGTCGGTCCCGAGGGTGACGATCGCGTTCCGCATGATGAACGGACGAACGGCTACTTCAGCCATGACTAACTCGCTTTCTTGGTTGCGGCGCGTCGCCGAGGTTTGGTTTCAGGATCGGGAGGAGGAGGATCGGCCGGCGTCGCCTGAGCGATCGTCCAGCATGTTACGTCGTACGCTAGGCCCACGCCTCCGGGACCGAGGACTTTCTCGGCCGAGTCCCACGCGAACCAGTCGAGGGCGTTCAGGTCGGCCAGAAGCGACGGCACGAACTCGTCGAGCTCCTTCTCGGCGACGGTCGGGTCCAGTGCCGGCGAGCAGACGGACAGCACATACTCCATCTTGAACGCGGCCCGCGGTGCCTCCGGGAGGGGTGCCATCGTGAGCTGCTTGAACATGATGGTGATCCGGTCCAGGACGTCGACGTTGTCCTGGTACGGGATCACATGCGTTCCCGCCGGGACCGCCGCGGTGACGGCGGCGAGCAGCGTGTCACGAGGCGACACCATCAGCGCACCACCGGCTTCGCGCGCTTCGGGCGGATCATCAGCTTGACGGTCCACTTCATCGAGGACGGGGTGAACACGAAGCCCTCATCCCCGAAGCCCTGCGAGGACGGGTCGATCTTCACCGCGTTCCAGTTGTCCTTGGTCTGCGCGAGCTGCGCGAGCCGGTAATTCTGCGGCACCGTGTCGGGGTCGGCAGCGATGGCATCGGCGGTCTTCTGCGGCCCGTAGGCGAGGACCTCCATCGCCGCCACGTCCAGATGCAGTTGCAGGAACTCGTCATCGGCGGGCGCGTCGCGCCACATGTCGCGGGCCTCGTCAAGAGTCAGCCATCCGGCCATCGTTCACCTCCTCCACGGTGTGGAGCCCGACCGCCGCCGGTGGGAAGGCTCTTGGGGGAGCCGCGGCGACGGTCGGGCCTCTGTCACTTGCGGGACTTCTCGGCGGCGACGATGACCGACTCTTCGACACCGGCGAGAAGGCCTGCTGCGGCGTTCTTCACGACCACGTTCGGGTTCGTGACGCCGGCGCTGATGTAGCCGAAGAACGCGTTATCGACACCACCGAGGACGAGATCGGGCGCCTGTACACGGATCGGGACACCCGGGAGCTCCCATGCGGTGGCACCTGCCTTGTCACCGACGATGATGCCGCCGGCCGCGAGGCGGGCGTCCGGGACGATGCCGAAGCCCGAGGATGATCCAGACTCGAGGCCGATCGCCGCGTCAAGATAGATCAGCGAGTCCTCGCGAGGCGTGGCGATGAGTCCCTTGAACACGTCCGGAGCCACAATCGCCCACGACGGGGTTCCGCCGCCATCGATGACGGCGAGGGCGCCGTCCACGATGTCGAGCAGACCCTTGTTGACCGTGTTCAACGGGTCGGGTGTGTACGCGGTGGCGCCGGCGGTGAGTTGCGTCAGCGCGTACGCGTCGGACAGCTCGGCGTAGGAGTCGACCATCGCGTCGGCGTAGGAGTCGATCACGTCCACGACGTTGAAGTCGTAGTACTCACGGGCGAGGTCGTGGCCACCGGCGAAGCGCTGCGCGGTGAACTGCTTGGGCGCGACGGTCGGCGCGTTGGAGGGAACCGCCGTCTTGTTGCCCGCCCAGGCAGCCATGGCGGGCTTGACTGCCCACACCCACCCTGTCGCGGTGAGCGACGTCAGTGTGCCCTGCGTGAGCAGCGGAATGATCTTGCGCTGAAACCTCTTGCCCTGCCACAGCTGGCCGAGCCAGGTGCCGGGGTGACCGCCGGCTGTGATGAGGCCACCGGCACCGTCGAACGTGACGTTCGACAGGGCGAACAGGCCAATTTCCGTGGCCTCGGCCGCGTACGGCAGCAGGGCCGAACGATCGCCGGTCTTCCGGGCAGTGTTCAGCGCCGAGAAGAACCCGGCCTTGGTGAGCTGGGGTGCCTCGGCCTTACGCCGTGACGCCAGCATGTTGCTTGGAGCGATGGCGTCAGCCACGGCGTCCTCCTCAGTGTCGGGAGCCTCGGCGGGCTCCTCGTCTTCCGGCTCGGCGGGTGCCTCGTCGGGGTCTTCGTCGGTCTCGGTGTCGGGGTCGACGATCTCCTCGGTGCCGAGCAGGCTGAACAACGCCAGTTCGGTCCCTTCAAACGCGGGGGCCTTCGTGACAGCAGCGCCCGCGAGGCGTCCGGCACCGAGGTCGCCCGGGTGACGTTGCAGTGCGTCGATCTCGGCGGAGAAGTAGGCGGACGCGCCGTGCTCGGCGATCCACGCGTCGCCCTCTTCGGTGTCCGCGATACGGAACGCGGCGACGATGCCAGCCTCGGTGTCCTCGAGCTCGAGCGCGCGGCCGATGACGTGGAACCGTTCGTGCTCATCGTTGAGCCCGATGACGATCGGATCCCGCGGGATGCTCACGCTCCCGCGGGGGAAGGTGATCGGCTGCGTCTTCGACGCGGAGACGCCCTTGGACTTCACTCCCCAGGGGAGCAGCACACCGCGGGCGATGCGGGTCTCCGGGTTGATGCTGAACAGTCCGGCCTCGCTCATGCGAAGTCTCCCTCTGTCTCTGGCAGGTGCCCCGGCAGGAGCTTGTCTGCGGCGACCATGCCGACGTGCTCGCCGACGATCTGCGCGGCATCCTGGACCGCTGGGTGCCCGCTCGGGGACGTGATGATCGGCCCCTGGGGCTCGGTGTATGCCTGCGCCCACGCGAAGCGGACAGTCTGGCCACGCGGGACGACGTCGTCCTGACTCAGCCGGTCCTCAATGGGTCGCGCCCAGTAGGGGACGGTGAGCGTGTCCAGGCTGGACGCCTGGCCCTCCTGCGTGACGTAGGTCAGCGACGCGGTCGCCGTCGACGCATCCAGGAGCGAGCCGGGCAGTTGCAGGAACGCGGCCACGTCGAGGCGGCTGCTGTTGCGCGCCTCGATGAACATGTCCGGCGAGTACTGGCCGAGCGCTTTCGCTTCGATGCTGTTCGGCGTATACGCGATGGCGCCGTTGACGTCGGCGCGAGCGCGAGCAAAGGCATCCACGACGTCTTGAGCCTCTTCCGCGTCGATGCCGGACTCGATGGTCTCGTGCAGCTCGATCATCGGGATCGGGTTCTTCGCCCGCTGCACCCATGCCTTCTCGAGCTCGACCGCGCCGGTCAGGGTGCGGGTCGCGTGCGCCAGCAGTCCCTCGTCGAACCCGGGGATCAGGATCACCTCGGACTCGTCGGCGGGGATCAGGTGCCCGTCCTCGTCGAGCAGGCAGATCCGGCCGGCTTCGTCGGTGTCCCAGTCCGCGAACGGGACATGCCAGGCGTCGAGGATCGGGCGGATCGCGGCGCCGGCGGGAGCCTCACCCCGTTTCGTGCCCCACAGGGACACGCCGTAGAAGATGAGGTCGTCGATCGTCTCGGCCATCCGGCGGGCGGGGCCCTGCCATCCGGGCGAGCGGAACAGCCACGTCGGCTGCGCATCGAGGCGGTCGCCGCCGCGGTACGCGACGAGTGGCTTGTCGGCGATGAGCTGCACGATGATGCCACGGCCGCGGGTGACGCCCGGGATGGTGACTGCCTGCGCCCGGGTGATCGTCGGCACGGCGAGGGCGAACACGTCGTCCCAGACAACCGCGTTCAACGCGCCCTGCTGCCACGGCGAGGGCATGTGGAGGTGGTTCTTCCGGTACGAATCCAGCCGCCCAGGGTCGGGTGTCGTGACGTCGCGGTTCATGATCCACGACAGCGTCCCCATCCCACCAAAGGCCATACGCACAGGCTAGGTATCCCCAGGTGAGAGGGGAAATCTACCCGATCTCCTCTCCCTCCCTAGACGCGCGCAGTAAGGACCGTCACGCGGGCGGCTTTGCGGTCGAGGGTGGTGTCCCAATTGCGGAGCGCCCTCGAGGCGGCATCGAGGCAGGCGATGTCGTCGCCGGACTGCATGGGCGTCCAGGTCCACTGCGAAGCGTCACCAGAGTCGCGTTTCGCTGCGGCGGCGACTGCTGAATCAAGGCCCACCTGCCCGAAGTGCTTCAGCTTTCCTCGCTCCACCTCGCGAAGAAACTGGATCGCGCCGGCAGAGATGTCCGGCCATAGCTGCTTGTGAAGGAACCGGTCTGGGACACCGAACCGAAGCGTCTCGGTCCGCGTCGCGGCGGCCTCCTTGTCACGGACGTCGTATGCGACACTCGAGCGCTTGTAGGTGGAGGTGAGGTGCTTGATGCGCTCGGGGATCCACCGAGTTCCGGGGCGATGGTCCACGACTTCCACGAAGCCAACTCCCTCGGCATCGCGCCACGCCGCGACGATCGCCGCGCCCGATCCGCCCGGGCGGATCGCGAGACCGAACGTCACGGTGTCGGGCTTGGGGATCTTCGCGAGGCGGGCGTCGTCCCACACCTTCGCGAGAATCGCCCGCCGGCTGAATGTCTCCGGCCATAGGGACAGGTACTCGCGCGCCCACTCCGGATGAGGCAACTCATTCCATTGCGACTCCATCTGTTCCATCGTGGTCAGCGTGCCGATCCCCGGATGGACGGTCCGCAGGAGCTCCATCGCCGAGTCCTGCTTCTCGACGAGGTCCCACGATGTCGACGCGGGCGCGGCGTAGTCGAGGATGCCGACCGCCTTGTCGCCGGCGCGACCGCGCTCGAGCAGATCCCAGAAGATCCCGGCGCGGACTTCCCCGGCCGTGCCCGAGACGACGATGGACGCGCCGGGGCGGGTGTCTTGCAACGGACGGATGCCCGCCAAGAGCTCGTCACCATCCGCTGCCGAGATCTCCTGTGCCTCGTCGATCCAGGACACGTCGGACGCGGCACCGCGGAAGTTGCTGGCGATGGGCGGGATGTGTTTGAACGTCGACCCGTTGTCGAACACGATGCCGGTGTCCACGTTGCCGCGGAACACCCGGAACCCGCGCCCGGTCGACTCGGGCGCCTGCTGGTCGACGAGCTCCTCACCGAAGAGCGCAATCTGACGTTGCGCATACTTCGGCTTCGGCCGCGGTCGACCGCGGAGCCAGGGTGGCAGGTCGAGGTCGTCGGGCGGGGTGATCGCCTCGAGCACGGCCGCCCACTCGCGGAACTGGCGCATCCCCGCCACGCCGGACTGGGCGGTGTAGGTGACCTTGTAGTTGGGGCGCATCGCACATCTCCCCAACATCACGAGGAAGATCGACGTCGACTTCGAGGTTCGGCGTGGCATCTCGATCGCGAACGTGCGTCGAGGCATCGCGAGCGTGTCGGCGATCTGCAACTGCTGCGGATGCACCGTCTGCCCTGGCCTGTCGAACCCCATCAGGGCAACCCCGCGGAGGAACTCGACACGATGATTGGGAGAGGCACCGTAACCGGAGTGAAAGGCAGGAGAAATTCCCTGATCACGGCGGGTTTCCCAGTCTTCGGGAGAGAAATCGATGC